AGCCATGTTTCCAAGTTCTAATTTTATCACCCTTTTTTAAATGTTTCATGGGTACATATTCTTCTTTTGAATCATTGTTACGACGTAATAATCTAGTACCATTTTTCATTGAAGCTATAACCTCATATGATGGTTTTTGATACACTTGTACTATACCTTTTTGAGAATCATTCCCATTATCGTCAATATAGCTAGAAATAGCATTAGGCGAACCAAACACAACCACTGTTCCATTGCTACTTAATGAAACAGCAGAACCAGTTGCCGCCTCAATCTGAGGAATACCATCATAAATATCTTGAGATATTTGCGTCCAAGTTGTAGTATCATTAGAATATTGATACACTTGTACTATACCTTGAGTATAATACATAACCCCATTAACTTCAATACCGGTACCGCCAGCACCCGGAGATCCGACAGCAACAATATTTCCGTCGCTGCTCAACGAAACTGAATATCCAGTTGCTTGACCACTGTAGCCTTTGTCAACCGCAACAATATTGTTACCTAATTTTACCCAACCCTTATCATTTGAATAACGATACACTTGTGCTAAACCGTTTTCCCCTGGACCGCTTAGATCAGCACCGGGAGAACCAATCGCAATAGTGAGACCATCGCTGCTTAATGAAATAGTATATCCAAATTTTGCAGAATAATAAGTCGAACCAGAAGCATCAATAATATTAGAACCCAATTGTTTCCATTCATAACTAAAAGTACCGTCGGTATTAGTAACTGTATATAATTGGTACACTTGTACCAAACCAGCGGAACTCCCGGTTGTAGTATTAATTGTAGAACTAAGATAAGGTGACCCAATCGCAACAATTGTTCCATCACTACTCAACGCAACCGATTTTATAAAAGAAAGAGGTTCGTTATTAACAATTTCTGCCCCCATTGGATTCCAAACATTAGTATCTGGACTATAATGATACACTTGTAGAGAACCAATATCATTAACAGTATTATCGTAGGCAACCGCAATAATTGTTCCATCATTGCTTAATGATAGATTATAACCAGTATAAATAGTTGTTCCAGAAGGAACAATCTTGTTACCGTATGGTTGCCAAACATTGGCATTGTATTTATACACTTGTACCGAGCCTAGGTAAGCAGTTGAATAATTTGCCGGTCTGGGAGAGCCAATCGCTACAATGGTACCATCGCCACTTAACGAAACAGACCATCCATTCTGACCCCCAGAAGGATCAATAATCGTGTTACCATATGTTTGCCACATATTGTTGTTGTATTTATACACTTGTACCGAACCTTGATCATTATTATAAGTATAAGATCCGACCGCCATAATTGTTCCGTCATTACTTAACGAAATATAACTATTAGTAGAGTAGCTGTCATTAAAATTAGCAGTATCCGTAGTAATATCTTGACCGACTTTCGTCCAAGGTTGACTCATATACAAATTATTAATAAAATAAATTTTACAAATAATTTAATCCATATATTTCTAATACTTATTACATAGTTTATGACGTCTAATTAAAAAGGCTCGGCGGTGTTTTTTATTGTTAGGAAAATCACGTAAATCGAATTCACCATGATTATTAAATCCAGTAATTTTTCTCCAACCATGTTTCCAAGTTCTAATTATATCACCCTTTTTTAAATGTTTCATGGGTACATATTCTTCTTTTGAATCATTGTTACGACGTAATAATCTAGTACCATTTTTCATTGAAGCTACCATATCATATGTTGACATTTGATACACATATACTTTATTAGAACAAGGCGAATTAAACGCAACCACTGTTCCATTGCTACTTAATGAAACAGCAGAACCAGTTGTCTCGGATATACTACCGACACTACCATAAATATTTTGAGATATTTGCGTCCAAGTTCCGATGCGAGTTGTAGTATCATAATAGTATTGATACACTTGTACTATACCATTAGTGAGAGAAGAACTCCCATCAGAGATAACATGATAACCCGGAGATCCGACAGCAACAATTTTTCCGTCTCCGCTCAACGAAACTGAATATCCAGTTACTTCACCACCACTTTGTGTGTCAAGAGTAATAATATTACTACCTAATTTTGCCCAACCATTATCATTTGAATAATGAAACACTTGTACTAAACCGTTGTCTCCACCGGTTAGATCAGCATAGCCTACATCAGCACCGGGAGAACCAATCGCAATAGTGAGGCCGTCACTGCTTAATGAAATAGAATATCCAAAGTGTGCAGCATAATAAATCGAACCAGAAGCATCAATAATATTAGAACCCAATTGTTTCCATTCATAAGTAACAGTATCGTCGGTATTAGTAACTGTATATAATTTGTACACTTGTACCAAACCAGCGGACCCACCTCCGTTTTCTACAGTTTTAAATGTAGAAGGAAAAAAAGGTAACCCAATCGCAACAATTGTTCCATCACTACTCAACGCTACTGTTTGTCCTAATGTTTGTCCACTAGAATAATCAGTTACGTTATTAAAAAATTCTGCCCCCATTGGATTCCAACCATTAGTAACTGGACTATAATGATACACTTGTGTCGAACCAATTTTATTAATATAATCATTGTAAGAAACCGCAATAATTGTTCCATCATTGCTTAATGACACAGAATAACCAGCAGATTCATATTTTCCAGAAGGGCTAACAATCTTGTTACCATATGGTTGCCAAACATCCATGTTCTCATCATATTGATACACTTGTACCGAACCGAAAGTTGTTGAATAATTTGTAGAGGGAGAACCAATTGCGACAATGTTACCATCGCCACTTAACGAAACAGACCATCCATTCTCACCTGCAGAAGTATCAACAATCTCGTTACCATATGGTTTCCACATATTGTCATTGTATTGATACACTTGTACCGAACCTTGACTATTATAAGATCCGACCGCCATAATTGTTCCGTCGTTACTTAACGAGATATAACTATTAGAATAAAGGTTATAGGTTGACGTTGGCATAGGAACCGATGTAGTAATCTCTTGACCGACTTGCGTCCAAGTTTGACTCATATACTAATTATTTAGAAAATAAATTTTACAAATAATTTAAACCACAGATTGAAATCGCTCTTTATCAAAATCATGGTAATCAAACATATACTCTTCGGCCCAAGCGGTATTCTTGTTAGTAGGTGAAATATACAAATGTTGTTTACAGATTCCAGAACCTAAATCAATGAACCCGTTTTCTACAAGTAGATGCTCTGGTACCAAATAAAACTTACTCGAGTTTTTACAGTGTAGCCAATACAAATCATTGTCGCCAATTTTATACGAGCAGTTTTGTGTTCTGCCATCACTTTTATTAATATGAAACCCAAATGAATTAGGGTTGTTTTTACAAATGAACCCAACCTTTTCTTGAACTTTTTTCTCACCAATCTTAAAATCATAGACAGTGCCTTCCATATTGGGATAACAGAATTTTACAAATGGTAGCGAAGTTTCTCTAATTTTTCTATACTCTTGTTCTTGTTTAACCGTAGCGCTAGTAGGCGTATTCAGTGTATCAAAGTCAAACATATTCATTGTTTCGTAATATTGTAATAATTTGCTTTCCAGTGTCTCAACGGTAACTTCATATTGAGTATATTTGGATTTAGACGAAATAGAAATACCAGTGTGTCCATCTACTTCTTTATAAGGAATAAGCCACATGCGTTTATCTTTTAAACATATACACACTATCAATAAATTATCATAACGAGTTTTATTCAATTTAAATGAAAATCGACTAAATTTATCTCTTTCTGAAGAAGTGGTTTTGACTTGAATACCTAGCCATTGGTCTGTAGTATTTAATAATGGTTTTAAACATATGTCCGCTCTACACCCGTCGTATGTTTTTTTTACATTAAATGTATTATTTGTTTGTTCCATAAAATACTGAATACATTCATATTCTTGTTCAATAGAACTATTCTTATTGTCACCGCTTCTCAGCGCCTTTAACTTGGCTCCCGTATTTTTTTTGACACATGATAAACAATTTAGACCTTGTTCAAGAGAACAAAAGTTAGCATAACATACAGAATTCGGATGTCCGCACGCAGCAATATAATCTAATTTGCTGCGATTGTTTTTGTATACTTTTACAAACTCTTCTTCTGATAATGCTAAACAACATCCTTTATCTGAAAAGGCTTTAGAAATGGTCTGATATGTTGGTATCTCAAAAGCACATTGTCTACATTTTGAACCATTCCCAATTAAAAACGTCTTCAAACTGATACAATTGTGATGCCCACACGATGCGATATAGTTCAGTTTGTCTAGTTGATTGGTATATGTAGTATCTAATAATAGACATTGTTTTTCTTGAAAGACAGATCTAACTTGTTCTAGGGTATAACGAATTGGCATAACTGGGTATATCCTACTATATGGATAAGTCTTTAAGTTGTTTTGTTAATATATTATTCTAGGTCTAACCCACCTAGCTCGAGGGTAAAGGCACTAACGCCAAACGTATCAAACCAAGTGACGCCACATCATACTTCACCACGAGAGGCAAATCATTCTCCAAGTAGATTTCAATTTGGGAACAAAGGTTGGTACATTTGATGAAATATCCTAGGTTCTTAAGCGAGAATTCGCCTTGAATCACTTTGCTTGTCTCTTGCTTTACCACGAAGCCCATGGTTCCCTCGGATTCCGCTCGATGAATTTCGGCAGAGGCGAATTGGCCTTGGCATTTAAAGATGAGCTCATTACCGACCGACTTGATTTCCAATTTGTCGGAAATACACGACAAATCGCGAATAATTTTCTGAAAATCGGCGGACGGTAGATTGATAATGGAAGAAAAGGTGACATCGGGTACTTCCAACTCATCCAGCTCGGGTTCAATGAGCTTCAACTTTTGGGTCTTACACTGCTTAATATCGCCGTTTTCGAATCTCAGCGCTAAATGAGAAACAATGCCATCATAATAATCTGCGTTTTCAATGTAAATGGTGAGTGTATCATCGTTGTCAATAGAATTAATGAGCTTAAACAAATGGAACATATTGACACCGATAATAATCTTCTCTTTCTTACATTCATAGAATTCGAAATTAGATGCTGCTAAATACAAATGGACTAAAATGGTGTGTGATTTATCCATATTAATAATACGAATACCATCCGGTTGAAACGAAATATTGGTTTCCAAAAGAATATCTTTTAAGGCTGTCATTAAGGTGCGAAATGGCGCAATTTGAACTGTTTTTATTGTCAACACATTTGAATCGGTTGATGCGTTTTTATTGATAAAATATGACATTATATCTATTTTTAAACGCAAATCTTTAAATACTTATTGATTCTAAAATATTATATATTGACCTAAAAATATTATATATTGATTTTGACTTTAGGCGCTTTTCTAGTTCCATGACCAAAGTTTCTGCGAGCTTTTAGCGCCATTTTGTAGCCTTTAGAGCCCTTTTTACATCCATCGATTAAAATATTGAAATCAACAGCGCCCGCTTTACCGGCCGTTAAAGAACTTGCTAAACGAGCAATGCCCCATGACTGAGGCGTTTGGTTGGGTCTAGATCCGGATGAATAATACGCCCCTTCGCCTTTACTAATGATTTTTCCTAAAGCCGCAATAGAACATCCGGATTTTTTAGCCAATTCTTTGGTTGCGCCGATTTTCTCCACATTGTACATTTTTCTCGCTTTTAAAATATGCTTTGATGGTTTCGAATGAAATGACGAAACGGGCTTCCGAGTATAATACTTGTTCTGCTTATAAAGACGCTTAGAACGTAGCAACATACGAGCAGCCTTCCTCTTATCTTTTAAGGAAAGTCGTTTAGGCACGTATCGCAAATTAAAACGTTTTTGTGTTGCCATTGTCTCTCTATTATATATTTATAAAAAGGAACTTAAAGACTTTCAAAAAACTTATTCATACATGTCTCAAACAGAAATCATTACAGAAACAAGTGACAACAATAATATTTTAGCTATGATATCCGACTTACAACAAAAGTATAAAGATAATCCGTATATGCTACAACGATTACAGCTACATTTGACTAATTTTCCAAATGTTTTGGAGCAAGAGAATAAACGTTACGAGGAGCGAGTGTCCCGATTCAATGAGCTATCATTAGAACAAGATAATTTTTACAAGGTTTTCCTAAGTAAGCATCAATATTACTATATGCCTCATAATAATATATATTATGAGTATGATGGAAAGACATATAAAATTGTAAAGGACGATGATATACATCATATGCTTTTGTCGACGATTACAGACGAGGGAAAATTGATTCAATGGAAACACAAAACAAAGCAAAATATAGTGAAAAAAATAAAGGAAAGAACATTGTTTAAATCGACTCCGGAGACATATACCATTCAAAATGTGTTGGGATTTCTACAGACCGTTTTTCAAAGTAGAATAGAGGCTAAATATTTTTTGACAGTAATTGGAGATTGTCTTCTAAAAAAGAATAATGAAAATGTTTTGTATTTTGTTAGTTCGAATGTAAAGAAACTGGTTACTCTTGTTGACGCAATCGGATATATCACAACTGGTAACTCTATAATGAGCAATTTTATTACCAAGTACCACGACAGTCATAAAATCAATTTGTACAGATTGATACGTACGAATGAAACGGAGAACGCATTTTCCTACGATATTACAAAGGACATTTTAAATCAAATAGGTATCGATTTGCTTTGTGTTGCGGCGCACTATTCAGATCGTTATACAAATGCGGATACATACTTAAAGGTGAAAGCAGATGATCCTATAAAAAATTATATATTGTATTTTGCGCAGAATCCATTGGATAAAATTGTGGATGAGTTTGTTAGTCAATGTATTGAGAAGGTAGCAGTAGATACTAACATAACTTGGAAGAATGTCCATTATATATGGAAATTATTCTTAACCAATACGAATATTCCGAATATGATTTATGCGACACAATTACAAACGGTTTTGTTAGAAAAGTTAGAACATAACAATGACAATGGTAATATTACATTTTTACATATAACAAGTAAATATTTACCCAGTGTTAGTTCTTTTCTGTCTTTTTGGGAAAAATTTATTACAGTTCAAAGCGACAACAATTTTGACGACGAATATGAAGTGGATGAACTGATAACATTGTATAAAAATTCCGACCAGAAGAACTCACAAATTTCAGACGTAAACATGTTGAAAATGATTAGTCATTATTTTTCACCGCAAGTGGAGATTATTGATAATAAGTATATCACAAATATCAAGTGTAACTTATGGTCTAAGCATGACGACATTAGTGAATTTTTGAATCAATACAAAGGATGTATGAATACGAATCAAATACCTCAACAAAAACAAGAACTTATATCTATAGACGAATTGTATCAAGGATACAAGTCATATTTTAAGGCGAAAAGCGTATTGGAACAAAAAAACTTGCCGATTGTTTCTAAGGATTTTTTTGAGAAATACGTGGCAAATCAATTATCGATATATATACAATTTGATAAATTTGTTAGTTCGGAATGGTTACAAGTGTAAAATAATTTATAGTTTATTATATAAGATATAAATTATCTAATAGCAGCAAATTTATACAGCGTTTAATGCTAAATTCATAGGGCTTCCAGGTCGCACCGCTAATCCTTGACCGCCGCCGGGGTAGCGACTGGTGGTGCCACCGCGCATGGAACGACCCTTTCTCATGCTTTTACGCATGCTTTTTCCACGGTACATGGATCTGCGTCTGCGACCACCGGCTTGTCCGGCAGCAATTTGAACACTATCGGATCCGTTCATGCCGTAATCAGTGATACCTTGGCCATCAATTCCGGATCCGGGCATACCAGCCATGCCAGAGTAACCAGTGATATCCATACCACTGACAGATGCGGGCATCAAAGCATTCATCTCATATCCACCGCGCATGTAACGGCTCTTTCTCATGGAACGACTCTTTCTCATGGAACGACCTCTGCGTCTGCGACCACCCTCTAAAGCGTAATCTAAAGGAGAAAATTTTTGAGGAACAACGTCCTTGATCATGTATGAGCCATTGGCATTAGCGGGCATCAAAGCATTCATACTGTATCCACCACGCATACGCTTGGATCCCTTCTTTCCGATCTTAACATAGCCGAACTTTCCTTTCTTGGTTCCGTAACCGTGCTTCAATAGACGCATCTCCTTTTTAGCACTGGAGTGCTTAGCACGGGACACAATACGTCCGTGCTTGTTCATCATTAAGTCGGCTTTTGTAAGTCCACCGGGAGTCTTTTTAGCAGTTCCATGCCAAACTTGAGGGCGTGAACCAATGATTCTCTTATGCGACATTATAAAATAAATAGAGAAAAAAATATATTTTTAGTATGACTAAATAATTACGCGTAAAATATTACTACCATATAAAATAAATTAATTTATAACATTGCTTAATTCAATAGAAATATATACTATACAACTAACAAATCCTAAAATTTGTTTCTCATGGGTCGTGGTAAACCCCCGGGTTGTCCTTCCCAGCCACCAAGATAATTAATGTTAGCCGGAACATTAATATTTCCATATGTTGTTCTACCTCCTAGAGTTCCGGTTAAAATAGCAGCAATGCGTCTGTTCTCCGGTTGAGATGGATCATTATATCCTTGTTTAATGGGTGTAAACCGAAATGGTCTACACTGACACAAATTGCCCTCTGTAATTTGGTCAGCATTTAAAATATTTTCTGTAGTTTGACTGGTATTAAAACCGCTATAATATTGTCTTAAATACGATTTTTGTAAAAACAATCGCATATTAGATTTGTTTCCGGGAGTAGCACGATTATTATTATAAGTAGACATTTATAAACTATATTTATTTTTATTTTTATTTTTTATTTTTTTAGTGAAATAAAATTGAAACAATTTAAATGAAATTAATAATAAATATATACGAGACAATGAGCGTTGCTAGCGAAACTACTAACCAATTATTCTTTGATGTCCAACAAAAGACGGATAAGCAGCATATTTTGGATAACCCCGATACTTATATTGGTTCGGTTGAAAACATTGATGCGAATATGTGGATTATGAGTGAAGATGGTGAGCGCATTGTTGAAAAAAATATAAATTATATTCCCGGATTGTTCAAGTTGTTCGATGAAGGTATTGTAAATTGTAGGGACCATGTCATCCGAATGGAGACCAAGGTTTCGGCGAATGTTGAAAATTCTGTACCAGTGTCGTATATTGATGTTGCGATTCAAGACGACGGTACCATTGTAATGATTAACGATGGTAATGGCATTGACGTTGTTCAGCATCCAGAATACAAAACATGGGTACCAGAGCTCATTTTCGGTCATTTGCGTACTTCCACGAATTACAATAAGGAAGAGAAGAAAATTGTTGGAGGTAAAAACGGTTTCGGTTTCAAGCTTGTATTAATCTGGTCAACTTATGGACAGATTGAAACGGTTGACCATATTAGAGGGTTAAAATATACGCAAGAATTCAAGAACAATTTGGATGAAATCGGTATTCCAAAGATTACAAAAGCATCCAAAGCGAAACCGTATACGAAAATCACATTTAAGCCCGATTACGAACGGCTCGGTATTAGCGGTCTCACTAGTGATATTATCGCGCTACTAAAGAAACGTGTATACGACATTTCTGCGGTAACAGATAAAACGATAAAGGTGAAATACAATTCAGCCGTTGTTCCAACAAAGAACTTTGAGCAGTACATCAATTTGTACATTGGAGACAAAACGGCTGCGCCACGTGTATACGAAGATGCGAACGGGCGTTGGGAATACGCAGTCGGATTGACGCCAACCAATGAGTTTGTTCAAGTATCTTTTGTAAACGGTATTTACACATCAAAAGGTGGTAAACATGTGGAATATATTTTGAATCAGATTACTAGAAAACTGACAGAATATATTGAAAAGAGGAAGAAGGTGAAAGTGAATCCGAATACCATTAAGGAACAGCTCATCTTGTTCTTGCGATGTGATATTGAGAACCCAGCATTTGACAGTCAAACGAAAGATTATATGAATACTCCGTCGACCAAGTTCGGTTCCAAATGCGATGTCAGTGATAAATTCATTGAAAAGGTAGCAAAGATGGGCGTGATGGATGCTGCGTTACAATTGACGGAAGTCAAGGAGAACAAAGCGGCGAAGAAAACGGATGGTACCAAGAGCAAGAGTATTCGCGGTATTCCCAAGCTGGATGATGCGAATTGGGCTGGTACCGAGAGGTCAAAAGAGTGTATGATAATCTTTTGCGAGGGAGATTCAGCAAAAACGGGTGTTATTTCGGGTCTTAGTTCGGAAGACAGAAATACGATTGGTGTTTATCCGTTGAAAGGTAAGGTGATGAATGTAAGAGGCGAAGCTACCAAAAAGGTTTCGGAGAATAAGGAAATCGCTGAAATCAAGAAGATTCTTGGACTGGAAATGGGCAAAAATTACGGGTCCATTGAAGAAGTTCACAAATCATTGCGTTACAGCAAAGTCGTATTTATGACGGATCAAGATTTGGATGGTTCGCACATTAAAGGGTTGTGTATCAATTTGTTTCAGAATGAATGGGCGAGCTTAACTCGAATTCCCGGGTTCATTGGTTTCATGAATACGCCGATTTTGAAAGCCAAAAAGGGTTCAACAGAACTCAAGTTTTACAATGAGGGTGAATACGATGCGTGGAAAAATGAGACAGATACAAAGGGTTGGAATATAAAATATTACAAAGGGTTGGGTACATCTACGAAGACAGAATTTCGCGAATATTTCGAGGAGAAGAAATTCGTGGGGTTCGAGCACACGGGTGTAACAAGCGACGATGCGATTGATATGGTTTTCAATAAGAAGCGTGCAGACGATAGAAAGACGTGGTTGGAAACCGTTTATAATCGAAGCAGTTTCGCAGACACGAGTAAGCAGATGATTCCGTATGAAGAGTTTATCAATAAGGAACTGATTCACTTTTCAAAGTATGATTGTGACCGTAGTATTCCTAATTTGATGGATGGACTGAAAATCAGTTTGCGAAAGATTCTGTTTAGCGCGTTTAAAAAGCGTCTATCAAGTGAAATCAAGGTCGCACAGTTCTCGGGATATGTTTCGGAGAACTCGTGTTATCATCACGGCGAAGAGAGTTTGAATAAGGCGATTGTTGGAATGGCGCAGAATTTCGTGGGTTCCAATAATATCAACATATTGTTTCCATCGGGTCAATTTGGTTCACGTATTCGAGGTGGTCAAGACGCGTCGAGTCCAAGATATATCTTCACTCGTTTGGAGCGTATCGCGCGTGCTATCTTTCCAGAGCAAGATGATAATGTTTTGAATTATTTGAACGATGATGGCACACCAGTGGAACCACAATTTTATGTACCGATTCTGCCAATGGTATTAATCAATGGTTCCAAGGGAATTGGTACGGGTTTCAGTACGGAGATTATGTGCTACAATCCGCTTCAGATTATTGGATATTTGAAGAATAAATTACAGCAATTCGTAAATAATGAATCGGAAGAGTTCTTGCCGTATTATGAAGGGTTTACGGGAGACATTACAAAAATCAATGACAGCAAGTTCTTATTCCGCGGTAAGTATGAGAAGATGGAGCAAGATAAAATCAGAGTTATTGAGTTGCCGATTGGGGTTTGGACAGAGGATTTTAAGGAATTGTTGTGTGAATTACAAAACGACAAAGACAAAGATGGTAAGAAGGTTGTACCATTGGTGAAGGATGTTTATGAGAATTATACCGATACAACGGTGGAATTCGTTGTAACCTTTTCAAAGGGTAAGGTTGCTGAATTGGAAGCGTTGAAAGGTGACCATGGTACAAATGGTTTGGAAAAGGCGTTAAAATTATATAGTACAAGTTCTACAACCAATATGAACTTATTCAATGAGGATGACAAATTGAAGAAGTATGACTCGGTGGAAGATATTATCGATGACTATTATGTTATTCGGCTTCATTACTATGGTTTGAGAAAGGACTATATGATTGACGCATTAGAAAAAGAATTGTTGATTTTGTCTAATAAAGCGCGATACATTCAAGAAGTATTGAGTGATACGATTGACTTGAGAAAAAAGAAGAAGGAACAAATCAATGTACTGCTAGAAAGCAAAGGGTACAGCATAATCGACGAAGACGGAGATTTCAAGTATTTAGTTAGAATGCCAATGGATTCAGTTTCAGAAGAAAATGTGGCAAAATTGCTTCAAGATCATGATACCAAGCAAGACACACTAGATAAAATTAAAGCGACAACAATAGAAGAAATGTGGTTACAAGAACTGGAAGTCTTGGAGCAAGAATACAGATTGTATAAAGAAGAAAGAACGCAAGCACAGATCGGTGATTCAAAACAAACAAACAAAAAGAAGAAGATTGTAAAGAAGAGTGTCAAGAAGGCTATAATAGAGGAAATTTAATAAAATAATTGTAATTATTTATGTTATTTTTTTCGTAAAATTAAATATATTCTCGGATCGCAAATAATATATTTAAGAATATTTAAACTTAAAGACAAATTAGAAAACTAATAGGATCCACCTTTTTAAATGTGTATTATTTGGCTCCACCTTTTTAAATGTCTATTATTTGGCTTCCACCTTTTTAAATTTGTATTATTTGGCTCCACCCTTTTTAAATGTGTATTATTTGGCTCCACCTTTCTTAAAGGTGTATTATTTGGCTCCACCTTTCTTAAAGGTGGATTTAGAACCAATGCGGCATCTTATAATTGTTCTTGTCTTTCTGAGTTTCCACAATAGGCGTGGACATAGGTACAACTAATGTACTAGCATCATACAAATATTTCATATAGCCTTTGGCTTCTGAATACACATGAAAAATACAATAATCTAAAACCATTTTATTCAGTTCTTCAATTTGCGCACTAACATTGTCTGGTTGATTAGCAGCATGCTGTAGAAAAGTACTGCGCATAATTATTTTTAATGCGTCACAATCTTGAGGACCAATAACATATTGTCCATTGGATTTTTGAAATACACCAGCGCGGATTCCATTTTGTATAATTTGTATATTTTGATATGAAAAGAATGCTTTAGATAATGCGGTTTCGTTCCATTGGCCAATAGTTGCTTCCCTAAATGAAGCACATTGATTAGCGGGGATTTTATCATACATAGCAAACAAATTACTAATATCGGGAGATTCAGTTCGATTTACAATATCAACTCTCCCATTATATACTCTCCCATTAGATACTCTCCCATTAGATACTCTCCCATCCAATTCTTTAGTATTCATATTATACTATATTCATAAAAAAATTATATATTTATTTTATATACATGTCATTTCAAAAAACAATATTAATAATCGCTATTATTATTTTGATTGTTATGTTAGTAGTTATAGGCGTTGCGTTATCTAAATCGACATATCAAGATACATGGCCTCCGATTGTAGGTGAATGTCCCGATTATTGGGTCGATTTATCTGGAAATGGAGAAGCGTGTTACAATTCAAAAAATCTAGGCGTATGTAATATCGGAGATAAGGGAGAAGCGGGAACCATGAATTTTAATCAAGCGCCGTATAATTCAGATAACGGTAATTGCTCTAAATACAAATGGGCATCAGCGTGTAATGTCACGTGGGATGGTATAACATATGGAGCTAAAAATCCATGTGATACCACAACTACAACAACAAGTTAAAACATATTAAAAATATTTTTATAATATATTAGTAGTAAAATATGATATTTTCGAATGATAACATATTTTTTTTAAAGAATATAAGTAATTTACC